TCATCCAATTCTTCCATTTCTCCATCAGTCTGACGTAAGATATTTTTACGAACCCATTCTTGTGAATAGAATCTTCCAATATAAGGTTCTATTTGTGCAAGAGTTCCTAATCTCTCATTCATCATTTCAGTTTCTTTCAATTCTGCAAACTGATTATCATAGATGAAATCGTATTGTATATGCTCACTAAGAACTTCCCAATCTTCAGGAGTAACAATGTTCTTCAGGATTAATTGAGTCTTAAGCATATCTGTGAACATATTTGCAAAACGTTTTCTTAAACGTCCTACAAATTTAGAGAACTTAAGTTCATCTCTTAGTATCTCAGATGAACGTCCTAAATTAAATCCACCTTCTGCAGCAATTCTTGATTCTGGTACACCTAATGCTCTATAAAGTTTCTTTTGGAAATATTCAATATCAGAAAGTTCTCCTAAGTTTTGTCCACCAGGTAAAGTTGTGATTTCAGTTCCTCTACCACCTTCTCTTCTTGGTAACCAGAAATCTTCCATCATAGACATGAACTTACGATCATCTCTAACTTCACCAGTATTTGCATCATAGACAAGTTTATTTCTATAACGACCCATAACTTCACGAAGATATTGCTCTGCTTTTATCTTAGGAAGATTACCAACATCAATATAAAATATTCTTCTTTCTGGTGCTCTTGATAATCTGTAGATAACCAAACTATCTTCAATCATTCTTAATTGATTAAGAGCCTTGATTGCCTTATGCAGATATGAAAGAACTAAACCTTTATTTCTATCTACTAATCCAGAGGTAACATAAGTGATTGAATCTTTTGCAATTTTAACTCCCTTTGTTCCACCACCACCAGTCATTGCTTGTGATGGATAGTGTGGTTGTGGAGTATATACAAAATACTCTTCAATCTCAGGTGCTACTACTTTTGTTTCGTTCTGATTATTGTTTAATGCGTTAAGTCTTTCTGATTTACTTTTCTTCTTTTCTTGACGAACATATCGCATCTTCATAGGATCAATATATCTTAAATCCTTTATTCCCTCTTCTGGTTTTTTCTGGTCAATTACCTTCATATAGTACAATCTACCATCAATATACCAGTTTCTGAGTATTTCATGCGATTTTTTATCAAAATCCATTATATCTTTAATGGTTTTGAATTCTTCCCTTATTGCCTTCTTTAACTTATCACTTGCGTTTAAATTTGATAATTCAATTTGAATAGGTGTATCATAGAGGTCACTAACTATTGCTTCATTAATAACATCTTCAATTGCTCCATCACATTCTGGATGTAGAGCCATTTCTCTATATCTTTTTATTAAATCAAATTCACTTCTATAGACACCTTCGATATCTACGTATGAACCATAAAAAGAACTAGCAATAAAATTATCATTCCCGTCCTCATTATTTTGAGGAACGGGAGAGATAACCGAAGGAGCATCTTTCTTCTTCGGGTCAATAGAGAAACCAAATAATCTGGCCATAATATTAGTTGCGTTTACGTGTTTCTATTATTTATCTGATATCTTCACCGCCAGCCGCAGAGGAGGTACCTTTATAAGCTTCCCACCAGTGGACTTGCATTTCGACTGTAAATTCTTCTAAAGTATCAGTTGTTTCGTAACTTAGATCAATTGAAGATAAGTTAGTAGGCCAAATATCCCAGAATTTGTAAGATCTTAAGATACCGCCATCACGATCTAACTGATGAACCATTGCATCTTTTTGATAATCTTCTGGATTTTGTGCACCTGTTGCATCTTCCATACTGTTAATAACATTCATCCACTTTTCAAAAGCAGAACGAATAACGAAATCTGTATCGTTAAGAACAGTGATTGTCCATGTTTCGAATGTTCTATCTCCTGCAATTTTAAGTATCCTTCCTCGGAATGGAACTTCAACTGGAGTAACAGTTGATGCAGGTAGTGCTGCAGCCTTAACTAAAAATCTGGACTTTTGGAGAACATCATTTTCTATTGCGACTGCTGTGGGAAATGCTAGTTCAACCTCAAAGAGATTCGGCCTAGCTCCACCACCAGTTAACTTACTTTTAAAGTCACTGATTTTCCTTAGTGGAATATTATTGACTTGAACGCGGCTTGGCATTGTTCGTTGACCTCTTAATTAATTAAACTTTACCGATGACTTCATCAAAACTAACACCAGTTCTAGTAGCAACAAAGGTTAGACCGATGAAGTTGATAGAACGTGCTGGCTTAATGTATATATCTGCAACGAATTCGTTTGCATCAATAATAGCAGCAGTATTATTAGTTTCGTCACAAATGACGACATAATCTTGGATTCCTCTCTTCGCTTGAACATCACGTAAGAAAGGTTCAACAATGTTTACAAAGTTAGTCCTTGTAATTTCATCGTTGAATTCAAAGAGTTGATCCTTAGCAGCAGCAGAAATTGCATCTTCTAAGAAGATAAACAAACGACGAACATTAATTCTATCGAATGCTGATGCTTTAGCATATCCAGTCTTATCACCAAATAATAGGATTCCAGATCCAGGTGAGAAGATTACTGGGTTGATTCTTGCAGAATAAAGACGATCTCTCTGATCTTTATTTGGGTTATATGCTAACTTAACTGCATTAAGTATAGCACCTCTTGCTGTTCCTGCAGGTGAGAACCAAGGGAATTGATTGATATCAGTTCTTGCACAAAGTCCACCAATGTCTCCATTAAGAGGAACATATCTGAATCCATTTGAAAATCTATCAAACATATACTTATATCCACTATCGAATACAGCATATGAAGTTGAAGTTATTGGATCAAAGAAGTCAATTACGTTATCGGTAATATCAGCATCACTTAAAACAGTTGCTGCTTCTTCATCAGTAGTATCAGTTATCATTGATGCTCTATAAGGAGAGATAAATGCAATTGCATCTTTTCTTGCCTCAGCAACTTGAATCAATTTAGTAGCAAGAGCTCTTGTTTGCTCTGCACCACCTTGTGCAGATCCTTGAAGTAAGAAGTCTACATCAACAGCAGTATCATTTTCAAAAAGTCCGTAACCAGAAATTATATCATCTAATCCTGAATTAAGAGCTCCAGTTACATTTAAGTCTGTGCTATTACCGTAACTCTTACCACCAGACATTACTGCATTTAATGTTCCGATTGTATCGAAAATGATTCCTTCACCATCTTGATCCCAACCAGTATCACTAGCAAGTGTAAAGTTATTACTAAATCCTGTAGTTACAACTCCTACTGGTGCACTACCTCCAAAAAGATATTCTGAATTAGTTTCTAAGTACTTTCTCCAGTATTGTGGTGATCCAACAGAAAATTCTGCATCTTTTGCTTTTGATAAGTTAAGATGTTTTTCAAGAATTGTTCCTGCATTTCCTGTTACAGTTCCTTTTGCGTCAATGACTACAATGTGAACTTCATCAAATCTTCCACCTCTGTTAGCTACATATTCAGATGTAGTTGGTCTTTCAGTAACAGTATTCCACTTTGTTGTAGTTACTGTTTCAGTTCCACCAACAGTTGCAGTTGTTAATGCAAGTTCCTGCTGATCAAACCAATCTTTAGTAAGACTTACAGTAGGTGTTGCTTGTGAAACTCCTGAGTTATTCAAGATAGTAACACCACCGTTACCAAACTTGTAAATGTTATTGTAATCCCAAGCAGTTTCTGTTCCAGCAGCTGATACATGTGATATGAATTTAACATCAACTGTTAATCCAGAAATACCAGTAACTATTCCCTTGAACATTCCGTCAAGTACTTCAGTTGTTCCTGCACCGACTCCAGTTTTTGAAATAACAGTGTTTGCAGGTACAGTCTGAGTAATACCGTAACCAACATTAATACTTCCTACACTGTTAAGTGTAAGATTCTGATCTGCTCTACCATCAATTATTCCAATTCTAATACCGTTTGACCATAGGCCAGGGTTTTTAGCAGCAACAGTAACGTTTGTAATTGTATTTACATCGTATCCCAATTCTTCATAGTGATCAAGACTCTTGATCTTTGTACTTGTAGCAGCACCAACAAATCCATTATACAAACCTGCATCGTCAGCTCTGACTACATTCAGTATTCCACCGTAAGCCAAGTATGATGATGCGGTTAACCATGTTTCATACTGTTTGTCAGTACTATATGGTTTACCAAAATTGTTAAGTAAATCGTTCTCCGTATTAACAAGAGTTGGAGTTCCGACAGGGCCTTGTGCAAAAGGCCCTACAATTCCACCTATCTTATCTGTTGTGGGGTCGATTCTTCCTAGTGTTAAATCAACTTCCCTTACTAAAATACCAGGAGATGCTAGATTCAGTGGCATCTTTAATTCCTCTCTCAGTCCAAATTATTCTAGAAATATTTATAGATTTATCTTTTTACATGTAGTCCCACATGTATGAACGGTCTCCATATTCGTCAGTATGCCATCTATCACCTTCCTTATCAACGAAACTATCCATGTCTTCAAGACCATCAGACACGAACCCAAATGGAGCCATATCTTGTTCTATTTGATTCTTTTGTTCCTCATAAATTCTCTTACGAACATCCTGATCGGACATTTCTTTAAAGTAATCTTGACATACTAACCATGAGAATATTACTAAACACATTGCTAGATCATCATTAGATCCTTCCTCTGCTTCAAATGAATTTCCTTTCTGAGAAAATGTAGTTAGTTCTGATATAATTTCATAATCACAAGTTAAAAGTTTATCATCCTCTAATAAGGTTTTAAGATTTGAACAACCTAATTTTTTAACAGCTGCCGTCATTCTTACCCCAAGTTGTGTCTTTTTGCCTGAAAATCCTTGACCTACAATTTGACCATTTCTTCCTCTCATTGTAGCCATTAAAAGATTATCATACTCCAAATCATATTGCATAATACTTGCAACTTGATCCCCTATATCATTTACTTCTATTAAAACAAATGCCTGATTATACCCTATTGCAACATCATGAATAATATTAGGAAATAGCATAGGTTTAATTTCATTATTCCTATATTTTGCAACTACCTTATACGGGAACTCTGTAGTATCAAAAACTAAAAATGCAGAATAATCATTACCAAGTCCTCTAGCTACATCAACTGTGACTATGTAATTATGATCTTTAACTGGTTCCTCATAGATATCCAGACCAGCATTTCTCTTAATAGGATCTTCAAATACAAGATTTTTTAACTTTGCTGCACTAATAAGAGTATTAACAGACCCTAAAAATTCACATTCAAACTCAATTTTAAATTGTTGTTCTGACGTGTTTGCAATAGTTTGTTCTCTCCATTCAGCATCTCTACCAGGAACTTCAGACCAATGTACTTCGGTAGGAACATACTCACTTTGACCTTTTTCTGCATTATGCCACATACGGTAAAAATGATTCATACCCCTTGGGGTAGAAACAATAATTACTTTAGTACTTTGTCCAGACGTAATAGTAGGATAAACAGAGGCAAAGAAGTCGTC